CGAGGATTTGGATTTGCCTATCCCGGCAGTTCATTATTCTTTTGACAGTCGAGTACAAATGTGGAAAGACAAATATGGGACCTCTGATTTGGATGAAAACAATCAGTTGTAATGTAAGATACTTTGGATACCATAGACCATGCATAAAAGGCTTTGTATATTTACATATTTCATTTCAGCGTTAGCACGCTTACATATTGCATGAATGTTAAATAGTTATTTTTTATCCTTTATATAATTTGAATAAAGAGAACCTGAACTCAAAGCAGGCTCAACCAGAGAGTGTCTGGTCATTCGATGGAGACAAAGTAAGGTCTCAAGCACAGGATAGTGCGGAATCCAAAAAGACCGGTATTGATTGGTCAGCTTTGGTAGAATCAGCTACATTGTACATTTTATATGCACTAGCTGAAGATTATCTTAAAAAGCGACGCGAGAAAGTCAAATTGGATTCTGTTTCACCTCATTCTGCTGAGGTTGAAACAGCAACACACGAGAATGTTCATTTTAGTGATGATTCTGCGGGGGCAACTGAAATAGTGGAAACTTATATTGATACATTGAGGGACCAAGCATTAAATTCAGATGCAACTTTGGATCATTTCTTTTCTCGTCCAATTAAAATCCATGAACAAGAATGGGGAGTTGGCAGCCCCTTGTATTTTAAAATTGATCCATGGTCGTTGTATTTTCAAAATGCACGAGTCATTAACAGAATTTCCAATTACAAATTGATGCGAGCCAAATTAAAAGTCAAAGTTATTTTAAATGGTAATGCTTTTCACTATGGAAGAGTGATAGTTAGTTATAATCCTCTTCGTCAACAAGATGAGTTGACTGTGGATAGAGCATTCATTGATTCTGACGTGGTCGCAGCTTCGCAAAGACCACACATTTGGCTTAACCCAACTACTTCCACTGGAGGAGAAATGGAATTGCCTTTCTTCTTCTATAAGAATTTAATGGATATTGTTGGTCAAGATTGGAACCAAATGGGGGAATTGGTTGCACATTCTTTACAACCTCTCAAGCATGCTAACGGTGCCACTGATGATGTGACTGTAAGCGTTTTTGCTTGGGCAGAAGATGTGCACTTTTCAATTCCTACTCAAGTCGAACCTGGAGCAATTGCTCCCCAATCTAAGGAAATGAATGACGAATATGGCAAAAAACCGGTTTCACGAATTGCCGGTGCCATCGCTAAAGCTGCTGGTTATTTTACTGAAATACCTTACATAGCACCCTTTGCTACTGCAACTCAGATAGGAGCTTCTGCAGTAGGATCAATAGCAACTTTGTTTGGATATAGTTCTCCTGTTGCGTTGGAACATTGTTTAACTCGTCCTACGGGTAAAACCACTATGTCTATAACCAATATGGAGAATGATTCTTACAAGTTGTCTGTTGACGCCAAACAAGAACTTTCAGTTGACCCACGGGTTACTGGGTTGTCTAGTGAGGATCAAATGACCATCAAATACGTAGCTAGCAGGGAAAGCTACTTAACAAATTTTCCCTGGCAAGTTGGAACA